CCCTATGCCGCCGAAGGTGTACTGGTGCGTCTCGTAGCTGTCGTTCTCGCCGAGCACCTGCAGGCTGTTATTGTTCATCATGGCGTTCATGCCCTGGATAGTGTTGTAGAGCTGCATCTGCGCTTGCTCATTGCCGACGGCAAGCACCTGACTCATACCGTCCATTTTCATCACGCGCAGATTCGCCATGAACGTCAGCATGGCAATGTTCCAGCTGACGTTGTCGCGCTTCTTGAGCTCGTCGATGACGTGCTCAAGCTCGGATGCGCCCCAGTAGGTCTCTGCGAGCTGCTCAAGATACGGGAGCGGCCGCCCCATGAACCGAAGGATGCGGCTGTGGTGCACGCGAATCCCGACGGTGAGCGCGTCGCTCGATACGGTGTAGTACTCCGGCATGCCAAACTCCGGATCCGAAATATCGCTGACGAGTTTATCCTCGGGCGTCACTCCCGACCAGCGGTCGAGGACGAGCAGCCCCTTGTACGAGCTCGGCATGATCGTGTCGTAGTCCAGCGGCTGATCCAGCTGGTTTTCGTGTCCCTCGATCATGATGAGCGCCCCTGCGCCGCCGTAGAGCCTCCCCCATTTCAGTCCCTCGAGAATGCGGCGGCTGGTGCGCGTCGTGCGGTCACAGCGGACGATCTTCTTGATCTGGTCGGGAGCGAGCTGTGTCAGGACGTGGTACCCGTTCTTGATCATGTCCTCCGGGACAACGTCGATGATGCGGCGCACGATCCAGTGGGAGCGATAGAGCGCGTTGATCGTCTGCCAGTCCCGCGTGAACCGCGTGAGCGGGTACTCCGTCGTCTCCAGCGGATTCGGCATGAACACACCCGTGCGCGTCATCGGATTCTGAAACGAATCGTTCGTTCTTTGCTGCCGTGCGTTTGATATTTTCTTCTTCCTCATTCTCTCCGCCTCCATTTCGGCAGCATCGTGTGAACGTAATAGCGAAGGGCATCAAGCGCATGATCATTGCTCTTGACGGGCTTCTCTTCGCCCATTCGAGCGGCACGCTCATCCCAAACGTAGCTTTGGAATTCGTCGATCATCGGCTGGCAGCGTGTGCGATGCATGCGTATCTTCTTCTTCGTCAGGAGCTTCGCCACCTCGCGGATACCATCGTTGACACTATTATCCGCATCTTTGACGCGAAATCCGCGGCCTTGGCATTCAAGCTTGAAACTCGCCGCCGATGGGTCGATGACGATGAAATCGGGATACTCCTCGCCGAGCATCCTTTCTAGGTCATCCGCATACTGCGCGTCAGTCTTCTGCCGCTGCTCCTTGCGGCTGTCCCAGTAATACATATTCGGGATCCAGATCGTATCGCCGTCATCGTAGATGTCGAGAAAGACCATCGGATTCTTCGTACCGTAGTCACAGGCGATGTAGCGCCGGCAGGTGCTTTTGATCGTATTCGTGAACTCCGCATCGTCAAAGAGCAGGTCGTCGCTGAACATGTCATAGATAACGCCCTCGGCCAGCACCCACAGCCCAAGAATCATGCGCTTGAACCACATCCCCGAATAGGAGCTGCGAATGTTCGTTTTGTAGTCGTTCGTGAGGTTCGGATTGTCGTCCAACTCGAAATGTACCACACGCACAAGACCGTCAAGCAGCTTCCGCTCATCGGTGACATACTCCTTGTAGAGATAATGCGTGGGCGAATCCGGATTTGTCGTACTGTATAGCTTCGCGCCCGGCACACTGAGACGATTGAGCAGCTGCTTGAAAAACCGCTCCGGCATCAGCGTCAGCTCATCACAGTACGCGCCCGCGAGCGTCTTGCCGCGGATATATCGCTCGGAGCCCTCGTCCTTCGCGCCGACGACCTTGATGTGCCGCACATGCTCTCCTGCGGAATCTCGCCAGAACACATCCAATGAGCCGCTTTGGCGGTTGTAGTGATAGTTCTCCTCGCCGATGGTATCAAAGAGGTCGTTGAGGACGTTGTCATAGATCGTGTCCTTGGACACACCTGTCATGAGCAGCAGCCCTGGCGGCCCCGTCATGACGTAGTTCAGCCATTTTGGAATCATGGCGACGGTCTTGCCGCTCCGCACACTCCCCTCAAGGATGTTGATAAAGGCGTCGTCCGCAATCGGCATGTCGATAAAGTCCAGCGCCTTCTTTCCCCAATCGCGAAACTCCATTACGGCGCTCTCCTTTCACGGGCTTCCTGCAAGGACTCGACAAGCTGCACCATCGTCGATTTCTCTTTCGGCTTGCCGTCTTCACCGCGCGCCAATGCAGCATCTTTCTCCTTGAGCTTGACCTCGCGCCCCCTGAGCCGCACGTCCGCGCTCTCGCCGATCGTGTCTAGAAGAATCCTCATCATGTGCGGATCGCCCTTGCATGCATTGCGAATAATGCTGCCGAGGATAGCGTCGCTGACGGTAAGCTCACCGTCACTGAGCTTCGCCGCTTGCATGATCGCATTTCGCATGTCCGGATGCAGCTCGTCAAGCCGCATGGCAACCGCCTCCTTGAGCGCGGTCCGAAGTGCCTTCTTGCGGCGACGAGATGCGCCACTCGCGATGCCGCCTTTTTGTGTGATTTTCCTTTGTTCATCCTTTGTTCGTTCATCCAAAGGCTTTAGATTCTCATGCCCCTTCGCCATGCTACATGCTCACCACCATCCTTGCTTATTTTTTGTGCATACAAAAAGGGCGCCACACCCGTGCAGCACCCTCAAATCTCATTTTATACTATATCACAGGTCGCAGGTGTCTTTCTATGTCTTTTTGTGTCCTCCGTACAAGAATCACTTGCGAACGCCACCAACGCCATCCCGTGCAACTTTAACGTATATCGATAATCGTACCCCATCCCGTCCGCAATCCACTCCCACGACTGCCCCTGCAAATACCGCCGTACCAATACATCACGATATCGTCCGTCCTCGATCTGCTCGATCCGCCCCTTGGCATCCTCACGCAGCGCGATCAACTTGTCCCACTGCTTGGCGATGCGCTCCGCATATCCCTCCAACGCCGCAATCGCGTCCGACAAGTCTCCGATGCGCGAGTTACTGACCTTGTCCTTGTCGTACTCCATCGCCTTGAGATGCAGGATATCCGACTTGACTTGTTCGTACTCCTCTTCCAGACGTTTCAGTTCGCGCTCCGCATCACGCACGCGCCAGAGATACGCCTTGGCCTGTTTCGTGTCGTTCAAGGTTTTGTCTCCTCGTCCAGCTGTTCCAGCAGTAATCTCCCATCCAGTTTTGTCAAATTTCCAAAATACGCTGACAGAAAAAATCGTCTTACTTCTCTGCATATCGCAAGCGCATCTCTACTCGTCGGAAATCCTCGCAGTCTCTTCTTCGCGGCTCGGTAGTCACTGACTGCCAACAAAATGATGGCGTTCGCCAGATTTTCGTACGATCTCGCATTTGCCTCGCTCATCTTACGCCTCCTGCTTGACCCACAAAGTCTCCGTCCGTTTTACACCTGACGTTACCACCATGTCGGTGTCATATCGCCCCCAACCATGCAGATGTGCATCGTACAACTCATTTGCATATCCCGACAACATTACTGGCCCGCAATGCTTATTAAGCACGTCCAATAATTCTTCGTGCGTCGCGTCATCCATCTCATGCCGATAGCTTGACCTACAGATCCTTGTTGATAGCACGTAAGGCGGATCGCAATAAATCAAAACCTTGGGATGATTAAACTGCCGGATAAGCTGCAATGCATCCCGATGTTCAATCTGCACCTGTTTCAATCTTTCTTGGGCTGCGACAATCCACCCTGGCAAGCGATTCCAATTCCGTACAGCATAAGCGGCTTCGCGTCCTGCCACATCCTTTTTCCAGCCGCAATTTTTCCCATCGGCTCGCGCACCATAGCTTTGCCAAACCAATGTCAAAAATCTGGCCGCACGCTCAACATCAGACGCTTCAGAGTTACTCTGTAGAGATGCCTCGTACACCTGCCTTGCATATGGTATGCCCGCAACAACCTCGGCCAACGTTTTGGCCTTCCACTGCACGACCTGATACAGATTAACGACATCACCATTGATATCGTTAATCGTCTCGATAGGTGCAGGCACCTTGCGAAACAAAACTGCACCGCTGCCAAAAAAAGGTTCAAAGTATGAATGATGTTTTGGCATGTGCTGCAGAATAAAATCGGCAATACGCCATTTCGCACCAGGGTACCGCAAAACGGCACGTGTAATGTCTTTACTCATCCCCAATACCCCCGCCTATGATTCTTCTCGTTGACGGCTCGCTGGATTCGTCCGCGCTCTGCCCCGTCGTACCCCAGTGACGCAAGCCACGTCACGCAAACCGTGATCACATCGGTCAGCTCCTCACCCAAACGATCACGTGCCAGGCGCGGCGCATATCTGCAGTACGCATTTTCACGCGTCGCGCAGTCAAACGCTTTCATCGCCGCGGTGACCTCCTGTACCTCTTCCGCGAGCTTCATCGCAAGCTCCGCGTCCGTCTGCTCTTTGGCTTTCACGCACGGCTGCGGCCGCGTCATATCGACGTCAAACACTTCCTTGCGCCGCCGTGCCTCTCGCCCCATTGCAATCAACCTCTGCTCTGCCATACGCTCCATAAGCCGCCGCATAAATCTCCTGCTCCTCTGTCCTCTATGTCGCATCTGTTTATCCTCCTAACCCTGATAAATCTCTGCATCGCGCACTTGCCCCAGCACGCCCGCAGTACCGTCCGCTACAAAATACAACGGCGATTGATTCGTCACTCGCAGCGGGGCGTAAATCCGCAGATCCGTCCCACGCTGACAAAAATAACCGATCAGATCCGCAAGATGTTTTGTGTGGGCACGGGCTCTTATATCCATATCCGGCGTATAGCCGTGTACGCGCCCTGCGGCAGCATACGTCACGGATGCAATCGGCGCCCGCGCCTTGACGTTCAGCCCCGTCGATTCCCAGCGTAACCGCACAGACATCAATTCCGGCACCTTGGCAGCGATCGCCGCGATACTCTTCAAGACGACATGCAGCTTCGCGAGCTCATCCGATCCCAAAACCGCATGGACAGCCCGTGTGTCAACCGGCGGGATGACCTTTTCAAACTCCGGCATCCGCACATCGGCTTTTTCGCCCGTCACAAAATCATAGGAGCCGCACTTGCCAAACTCCTCGTCCAGCCAGATCAACACGTTCGGGCTCGACGCATACACGCGCCCCTCTTTGTAGTGTAGCGCGTGGTACTCCTCGTGCACGTTCTTCAAGTCCAAAAACTTCTTCGCGTTTTTAAAAAATGTCAGCATCCGTAACTCCCCCTATCATCAGGCGCTCTTCGCCTCGCGGTACTTATCTATGCGCGCTTTGAGGCTTTCCAGCACATACTCCTGCGCTGCTTCCTTCATGCTGATCGCCCGCAGGATATCCTCGTCGCGTGTACCCAGCGCTACGAGATGGTGCACGATCACCGTCTGCTTTTGCCCTTGACGGTGTAGGCGCTTGTTCGCCTGCTGGTACAGCTCCAAGCTCCAATTCAGCCCGAACCATACGACGTGGCTGCGCCGTCTTGGAGATTCAGACCGTAGGCGGCGCTTGCCGGATGCGCGAGGAGTATATCCACTTCGCCCGCGTTCCACGCCATCTCATCTGCTGCGCTCCTCAGCTCGCGAACGCGCAGCCCTGTATGCGACAGTGCTGTCCGCAAACGGGCGAGATCGTGACGAAAATTGTAAAACACCAACGTGCTCTTGCCGTGCAGCTGCTCGACCAGCTCCATAAAAGCGTCGAGTTTGCACGCGTGCAGTTCGTGCGCCTGCCGCTCCTCGTCATAGACAGCGCCGTTCGCGAGCTGCTGCAGCTTGTTCGACAGCGCCGCCGCGCTCATCGCCGTGATCGCCTCGCCGCTTTCCAAAAGCTCAAGCACCATCGTCCGCTCCATATCGTCGTAGGCTCTTCGCGCCTTGGCGTCCAGCACGACGGGCACGACGTTTTCGATCAGCTCCGGCAGTTCCAAGTAGTCTGCAGCCCTCATGCTCACGCAGATATCGCCGATCGCGGACATGATGGAGTCTTTCGCGCCTGCTTTCGGCTCATACGTGTAGATCACGTCGCGCGACCGTTCGCCCGGTGTGAAGTACCGTTCACGAAAGCCCGTGAACGTCCTGCCCAGCCTCTCCCCGCGATCGAGGAGATAGACTTGGCTCCAAAGGTCGATGATGCCGTTCGGGCTCGGCGTGCCCGTCAGAAGCAGCATACGCTCGATATGCCCGTACATGTGCGCCAATGCGCGAAATCTCTTGGCGCTCGGATTCTTGAAGCTCGACGACTCATCGACGACCACCATATCAAACGGCCAATCGTTTTTGTAGTAGTCGACCAGCCACGGTACATTCTCGCGGTTGATGATGTAGATGTCCGCCGGCGTATTGAGTGCCCGTACGCGCTGCGCTTTCGAGCCCAGCACCGTCGCCATACGTAGGATGCCGATGCCGTCCCACTTCGCCGCCTCCCTCTGCCATGTCGCTTCCGCCACCTTCTTCGGCGCGATCACCAACACGCGGCGCACGGCGAACCTCGTGTACTTCAGCTGATAGATGGCGGCAAGCGTGATACTCGTCTTGCCAAGCCCCATGTCGAGGAACAGCGCCAGTTTCGGCGTATCCAGTACGCGCTCAATGCAATATTTCTGGTAAACGTGCGGTCGATATTCCATACTGCACCACCTCTCTCGCGATTTTCAAGTAAGATTCGACGCCAGCCAAGCCATAGACGACTGCACAATCCGCGCCTAACGCCCGGAGCCTTGCGATCTGCGCCTTCTGCATCCGCGTCGGCTTGCCGCTCTCGCGCTTCAGTTCGATGAAATGCACTGCGCCTCCCGGCAGCGTCACTATGCGGTCAGGCACCCCTGCGTTTCCCGGCGATACCCATTTATAGGCGACACCACCCAAGGTCTTTACACCGTCGCGCAGCCTTGCCTCAATCATTTTCTCGTTCACGCTTTCACCCTCTCTGTGTTACTTTACGCGCGCGCGTATAACATATTCCTATTTAGGCTCTAGCCCCTACGCCTAATCCCCTATTTTTATACCCTTTATATAATATATTGTTACATGTTACATAAATATGTATAAAGCTATATAATACAAGGGTTTGCAGGGTGTAACTACGATGTAAACTTTGATGTAACCTTTTCGTTATGGAAAAATTTTACAACGTAACATTGCGAGAAAGTTACACATAAGTTCTCAATGTTTACGCGTAACTTTACAGCTACTCGTTCGGCTCGTGCAGCAAGAAGCCTCGCTGCGCGCCGCAGTACCCAAAGCGCAGGACGGTCTTTGCCCGGATCGCCCCTGGAATCTCCGCAAGAATCTGGTTGATCTCTTTGGCATCGCTGCGCCGCATCATCTTCGGGTCGCCATCCAGGCACTCGCACCAAACTTCCAGTGCGCACACGCGATCGCGAGGAACGAGATCCCCCTTATCCTCGAACGATCCCGCCCAGAAAAGCCTCCGCGCGGAAAGCTTCATCGCATGGAAATCCTGCGGCACGGGCTTTTTCACGAAGTCCCGAATCAATCCTTCGCGGATGCTGACCTGTCGGTGTCCGCCCTGCGCGTCCTGCGCCGCCTCGTTGATGCCCTGTTCGTCCAAATACAGCGCCTCGCCTTGCCTAAAACGCTCTGCGGCCTCTGCCCAAATCATGTCTATTTCGTCTGGCAGATCATCCCAAACGCTCTTCAAAGATTCCTGCACGCCTACGTCGATCGGCCAGAACCTGCGGTTCCCTGTGCCGTCTTTCAGAAATTCATGATCGTTGCAAGATCCGAAGAACACGCACTTTCGCGGACGCTCATCCACGCTCCTGCCGTAGGGCTTGCGGAAATAGTCGCTCGTGCGCGAGAGGAACTGCTTGATGGCGTTTTCCTCCGACCGTGAATATCCCGTCATCTCCGACAGTTCGATGATCCATTTCCCCTGCAGCCCTTCGACTGCGTCCTTGCCCTCGAAGCTCGCCAGGCTATCGCTGAACCACGACAGCGCCATATAGCGCAGGAACGTGCTCTTGCCGAGGCCCTGCCTGCCGACAAGCACCGGCACATAGTCATACTTGCAGCCCGGCGTCAGCGCCCGGGCTACTGCCGCCGTGAAAGACTTGCGGCAAGCAGCCCTTGTATATGGCGTGTCCTCGGCGCCCAGATAATCCGTGAACATCGTATCGAGGCGCGGAACGCCGTCCCATGTCAGTCCTTCCAGATATTCTCCTACCGCACTGAACGCATTCCGCTCCGCTGCCAGTTCCAACGCACTCAAGATCTTGTCCTTTCCCGTGATGTCGAAGCGATATTCCAAGTACCACAAAGCCCCGTTATTATCGTTGTCCGACCATACGCGCCGCTCTTTTTCCGGATTCCACGGCAAAGCGCCCATAGCGAGTGTCCGTGTGCTGAATGTGTCGAGTGCGATCTTCCCTTTCAGCAGCGGGTCATTCTGCAGGATGCGGATCACGTTGTCCATCGTCTTCTTCGGGCTTCCCGTATCGCTCATCCGGATGCCTGCTGTACGCATCCAGCTCACCGCGTCCTTCGTCGTCTCCGCCCCGCCGCCCGCACTCGGCGCATCCGTCCTCTCCAGCGTCCCGAACACGTCCGACGCTTTTGCTGCGCGCGCCGCATTGAACTCCGTCGCGACCGCCGCATCCGCGAGGGCGAGCTTTCGCATCGCCACGAAAGACGGCAGCCGGTTGACGGGCGTTTCGCCTTTGACGTCTGCATCCAAGTCAGCGAACTTGTGCAGCCGCACGAGATCGAACGCATTGACGAGCTGCCCGCTCGCCGGATCCGTCGCATGGTGCGAATAGAGGAATTTGCCGCCGTCGTAGAGGATCGCGCCCGCCACGGTCGAGCCTGTCGCGAACGTCAGCCGATCGGGCGCATCCGTCGGCGCATACGCGTGCGGCAGAAACGTCTCAAGTGCCGCAGGTATGTCGTACGCACGGCAGAACGCGCCGACGATGCCCGGCTTCGTCAGCGGGTCGGACTGCTTGGCAAGCGCCTGCCGCTCTTTCGCTTCTGCCGCCCCCGGCACTTGCGGCCAGTTTCTTACATCGTGCCAATCTTGATATTCTGCGAGCACTCCGTCCGCTGAAAAGAACGGCTTATCGCCAAAGCGAAAGACGTATGCCGCGTCCTTCGGGCAGCTCGGCCAGAACATCAGCCGGCTTGCCTCGAACGTCGTCGGATCGCAGAGGTCGATGCCGATGACGCTTGCGAGCTTTCGCGCGACCGGCTCATATTCGTCTGCCGTCAGCGGTCGATCAGCGGGCAAGATCACCCGGAGGCGCGGCCTTGCTTCCGTGTGGCTGCGCGTGCTGTAAATCACGTATGCCGCGCCCAGTCCGTCGACGCGACGCACCACGTCTTCCGTCCCACCCGGCGCAATCGCGTCCATGTCAAGCGTCACGAGATCGCGGCTGATGACGTTCGATGCTTTTCTCTGTGTGCCGTTGAGCATACCGCCGACGAAGCCGCCGACGTCTTTGAGCCGTACCTGCTCTCGCTTCGGCAGGCGGTGATACGCTTCGACCGTTTCCTCTGTCCGGATCGGTACTTGGAGCCTTCGGACAAATTCGTTCCAAAGCATCTCCGTGCGCTGCCAATCCTTCGACGTGCGGCTTTTTCCGATACTGATGTGTATGAGCCTGTCATGCTGCAAGATACCGCACCTCCTAGTCCTTCATATAATAGGGATTCGTAAAGCCCGCCGCAGGCAGCGAAAGCCCCTCAGCCCACGACAAAGGCTCTGCCATCGTCGCGTTCACATCCGCCAGGGCTTCATCCGCCATACCTTCCGGTACTTCGATGACGACTTCATCGTGCACGTGCATGACAATGCGATAACCTTTTCCCGTCAGCCGCATGATGGCTGCCGCCAGACAATCGCGTGCGACCGCCTGCGTGATGTTCTCAACGAGTTTGCCGCCGTAGGTGCCCGTCGTCACCCAATTTGCGCCCATCTGCGTGCGATAGTGCGGCGCCATGCGCCCGAATTGGTTCTCCTTGAGACTCGGTTCGGGGTAGAAGAGCTTCCGCTTTGAGGGAAGCTGAATTGTTAAAAAGCGTAACCCGTAGCGGTCTTCATAATCCAACGAGAAAAGGAGTCCATGCGAAAGCCCTGCCGGACGCCCCGTCTCCAAGGCGTAGATCGCGGAGTTTTCAACCTTCTGCCAAAAGTCCACGATGCGCGGGTTCGCGCCGCGCCAGCGCTGTACGATCTCATCGAGCTCTTCATCCGACAGCCCCATCTTGTCCGCGCCTTGCGATTTTAAGGCAGGGACGCTGCCTTGATACCCGCAGGCAAGCGTCGCGATCTTGCCCTTCTGTCGCAGATGTCCGTTCTCTCCGTGCTTGACGACAGGCACGTGAAACATGCTCGACGCCGTCGCGCAGTAGATGTCTTCGCCGCGCGCGAAGGCTTCAAGCACCCACGATTCATCAGCAAGCCACGCCAGCACGCGCGCCTCGATCGCCGAGAAGTCCGACACGCACAAGGTGTAGCCCCTTGGCGCGATGATCGCCGTGCGGATCAGCTGGGAAAGCGTATCGCCTACATCGCCGAAGCAGAGTTTCAATGCAGACCTATCGCCTCGGCGCACGATTTCGCGTGCAAGGTCGAGATTCTCGATGTAGTTCCTCGGCAGGTTCTGCCCTTGGATGAGTGCTCCCGACCAACGCCCCGTACGGCTTGCGCCGTAAAAGCGCAGGATGCCGCGCACGCGATCGCCCTCGCCCACTGCCTTTTCCATCATCTCGTATTTCTTCGTCGATGTCTTCGACAGCCGCCGCCTTATGTCGAGCACCTTCATCGCCAGAGTATCCCCTGTCTCGCCCGCGATGCCCAGCGCTTCTTTGACCGTCTCCTTCGTCAGCTTCTCCATCTCAACACTCGTGTTCTCGTTGAGCCATGAGAGCATCTGATCGCGGCTGTTTGGGTTAGGGAGTCTTGTAAGAGATGCCGCTTCTTCAAGCAGGCTTTCTCGCTCTGCAGCGTCGATGGCGAGCGCACCCCGGACAAGTTCCCGGTCGATGAGCACGCCGCGAAGGTTCAGGCTTGCATCGACAAGCCACTCCTCTTCCAATCCATCGGGCACGGGGAAGGCTCGCAGACGATCATAGACCGCCATCTCTGTCACCACATCCTGCGCGTTGTACGCTTTGAAGAGCGCCCACTTCTCAAGATCGTGCTTCGGCAGGTTGCGCGTTCGCCCGCCGTTTCGCTTCGTCGGCTTGCATGGCACACAGAAATACCGAATGAGCGCCGCCCCACTCGCGAGCTTCTTTTTGTCCTGCGGCAGCTTGAGCGCCGCGCCGATCTTGGAAAGCCCGGCAGGGAGTCCTAAGTAAGCGCCGTGGATCATCGTACAAGCCCACGCTGCAGGGCGTATGTCGAATCCCGCACGCAGGAGGCATTGTATCTCAAACGCTGCATTGTATGCGTGCTTTACGACATCCGGATTCGTCAGATCGGCGATCACCGCAGCGGGAATCGTCTCGCCCTGTGCGAGGTCAACGACATGCACATCGCCGAAATCATAGGCGTAGGCGAAAAGCAGCACCTCGAACGCGGGATCCTCCGCATACTTTGCGATGCCGAGCTTGATGTCCGTCTCGCTGTACGTTTCTATATCTATGGATAAGTGCTTCATGCTGATCTCCAAAAGCGGATAGGGGAGCGTGAACCCCCCTCACCCCTATCTGTATCACATCGGCGCTCCCGTCACGGGATTGATGCCTGCCCCGGCTGCCGCAGCATACGCAGCAGGTGGCACAGACGCCATTGCGGCGGGCGCATGATACGAATAGCCGCTGACTTGAGGATGCTCCGGCGCGCCGAACACATCGTCCGCCGACGGCAGCTTGCCGCCCAGCGGCTCACCGTCCGCCACCTTCTGCACGGGGCCGAGCCCTGCGCCGATGCCCATCGACTCGTTCGCGTAGAAGTAGAAGTTCACAAGCACGTTGACGAACATGCCGCTGTAGATCTCGCTCTGATTCATGATCGGGTTGCGCCCCAGATCCACGACATCCACAGGACCTTTCGACTCCGGAAGGTTTGCCGTGAACACCCAATGCCCTTTTGCCTCGGGACCATACTCCTTGCCCGTCGGGGAAAGCCCGTCGCCGTCGTGGATGACCGTCTTCGGCTGCATCGGCACGCGGCTGCCGAACTTCTCGCGCCCGACGCGGATCGCCGCCTCGATCGCCGCGTCAATCGCCTGCTTCTGTGCAGCATCCGACTTCGGCAGGAGGATCGTGCAGCTGTACTTCGGCTCCTGATTCGGATTCCTCGATGTCGCCTTGTCGAAGCGCACATAGGAAAGACGCACATTTTTCAAAAGAACATCCGTCGGTCTCATCGTGTAACCCATGATTCATTCATCCTTTCAACTTGTGTTCTGTGACCTTAAAATACATCCGCCGCTTTGGCGGCATTCGTGATTGCCGGACGCTTATCCGAGACCTTCGCGAGTGTCGGTTTGCCCGGCGTCTTTACCACCATGTCGCCGACAAGCTCCGTGAACAGCTTCTTGCCGATCGTCTTCTCCGCTTGCGCGAGCGTCAAGGGGCGTCGCTCATACAGGACAGCCTCCTCGACGCCGCCCGCGACGAGCTTTTCAAAAGCGGCATCGCCGTCCGTAAAGGTGCGGCTGCCGCGCCCCTCGACCGCCTTCCAGCCGGGTACCGCACGTCCTTCAAGACATTCAGAAAGCGCATATTCCTCCAAGTCCTCTGCCCACTTTTTGAGCAGCTTCGCGTCGTGCAGGAGCGCCCCCAGCTCGTCGAGCGTCAGAAGTCTCGGATCCGCTCGCGCCCTTGCAGGCTCTGCAAACGCCGCATAGTGTTCGCTTCGCGCCTTGCACGCATACTTCGCGCGGCAGAAGCGGCAATGCTCTCCGGGGCTGAACTGCCCTGCGTCCGACAGCGCTTCCTGCGCTTTCGGGCGGACGACCGTCTTTCCCCAATCAAGCAGCGCATCCGCGCTCATCTCAAACTCGCTGATGTTTCCGGCGCGCGACTGCACGATTGCCATCTTCACCGTTTGAAAGCGATAGAGCATTGCGTAGTCGTGCATCGCGCCCAGCGCGTAGAGCATCATCTGCGGGTTCTTTGCCGCATCGACAACGACGCCCTTGCCGTGCTTGTAGTCAATGACGTGCAGCACATCCCCTGCCAGCAACAAGCAGTCTGCCGTGCCGAAACCCTCCGGCGCGTAGTCGCTGAAATTGACGCACCGCTCGATGGTGATCGCCGGAGCTGTCGGATAAGAGAGCGCGACGCTCTTGATGTAGTCCATATATGCCTCGCTCGTCTCCAACATCTCCGGCTGATAAAGCGCATGCTTCTTGAGCGCATTGAGCTTCTTCGTGTACGTTCCCTTCGCCATCGCCGTCGCATACTTCGTGAGCTTCAGTTCACAGATCTCATGCGCCAGTGTTCCTTCACGCGCATACTCGCTTGTCGTATCCGGGAACGTCTCCTCAAGCTTCGGCGCTGCCGTGCAGACGAGCCAACGGTGTGCGCTTGACGCCGATAAAAGCGCGTGCGCCGTCGCGCCCATCAGAGCCGCGCCCCCAGTGCGCGGAAGTCGGCGGCGAGTGCGCCGTACTGCTCGGCAGGCACCCGCGTCAGATCCTGCGCACCGTACTTGGCGAGCACCTGCTGCAGATCCGCCATGCGCCCCGCATCGAGAAGCGGCATGACCGCCTTTTGCAGCTCCGCGAGCGTATACTGCTGCGGCGCTGTCGCCAAAGGTACCGCAGCTGCAGGAGCGGCAAGCGTAGGAGCCGTCGGTACGGGTTCAGTCGGAGCAGGCGCCAGCGGCGCAGGAGCAGC